GCGAGCGATAACATCGACCCACGATTCGTCGATGCAATCACCCGCGGTGTCTGTGAGGGGCTTCCCGGAGGACCAATCCGGAGACTCTTCTACTCGTTCCTCCCTATGATCACATATCCTAGGGAGATTCACCGAGCCGATGGGCAGCTATATCCGGCCCAGGTGGCGGGTCCTCTCATGGGGGACCCGACCACCTGGGCCTTGCTGTCCATCTTCCACCTCGGGATCATGGCGGCCTCTCGAAGCACCTCGGATCTCTCCGCGGTGTTACCGAGAGACCTCTACGGTCCCGATGCGGAACGTCACGTCCGCAAATTGTTCCCTGCCAGGGGATTGCCTGCTCAACACAGGGATCCCCTGGCAAGGACTTGCGGAGATGACGGGCTATTCGGAGGTAGAATCGAAGAGGTCACCCGATACGGGGACCTTGCCAAAATTTTTGGCATGGTCCCATCGGAAGGGGCAGACCTCGTCTCGGAAAGGGTCTTGTGGTTTACGGAGGACTTCGCGACGAGGTTCAAAACCAAAACCGGTTTTGGAACCTTCGTCTTCGTCGACCTCCCTAAACCCAAACCCTTTACGGGACCACTTAAGTCCCGGTCCAAGATCGACCCTATCCTCACGATAGGGTCGGCCGTTGAATCGGAACTTAAGTGGATCGACTCTACCTACGATGGTGAACGAGCAGAAGCCGCCAGGACCCTCTTGTATAATACTAACAAGAGGGTCCTGTCGGACCTTCGGGCGCGGGGCGCACCCGTGTTCCTCCCCTCGATCTTTGGTGGATTAAACTTCCACCATTACCGAGGGGAGAAACTCGGGTGGATCCGCACCCCAAGGTGGATCCGGCAGGTTGTCAAGGGGATTTACCAGTCCAGCCTCTACGAGGACCCTATAGTCCTGGTAGTGACCGGGCTGTATCCCCTTGCCAACCTAATACTTAGGGACACACACGGCTTCGACCCTCCGGACGAGGAAGCGGAAACCCTACTAGCCCGGCTTCTGCCGGAACTCGTAGAGTTTCCAACCTCCCTCGACCTGAGGGAAGACCTGTCGTGGGTCCCCCAGTCGGTCCTCCGAGAAGCGGCCATTGAATCGGGAGACGTGAGGTCCTGGACCAGCGATCGAGAAGAAAGTTTAGGACAAGCTTTCTACTCGAACCGCGAAATCCAGGATTGGGCCCTCCGCAAGGGGTTCATACCCCTTGGGGAGGTCCCAAA